ATCATTCCACGCGACAAGATGCCGGACCCGTCAACGCTGCTTTGGGACGCGGTAAACGCCAACGCGCCGGCCGCACAGCCCGGCTTTGATTTCAACGCCAAGAAAGCGGGCTAAGTCGTGGTGGACCTGGCGGAAAAGAAACGCACGCACGGCGATTTCAACGACCACGCACGGCTGGCGCAGGCGTTAAAGGATGCCGTCGTGAACGACCGTTCGCGGCTGATACCGATACACCGCGAAGCGATCGACATGATACTGCACAAGATCGCGCGGATTTGTGCCGGCGACCCGAACGTACATGACCATTGGGACGACATTTCCGGCTACGCGAAAATCACTTCCGAACGCATTCCGAGGAAAGAACAATGAGCGACCTTAACGTAATGATGCGCGAGCACGCCCTAGCCGGCTTGAACACGCAACTGGACGCCGCGGTAACCAACGGCGACACGGAAGCGGCGCGCAAGATCACGGCTGATATTGCCAAACTGGCCGTGAGCACGCAACCCAAAGGCCCGCCGTACGGCGACGCGGAAATCCGCGCGGAGTTGAACAAGCTGGACTGGTTCGGCGTGGACCCGAAGAAATCCGGCCTGGCGATCGCGCTGGGCAAGGATATGAACATTCACAAGTTCGCAAGCGCAGTGGAGTTCGCCGCTGCGCTGGTCAAGGCGGTCGAAGCCGAAGGCAAGCCGGCCGCGGCTGCCGCGCCCAAAGAAGACAACGAAACCGACGAAGAACGCGAAGCGCGGGAGGCCGAAGAAGCGGAGGCCGCCGAAGCCGCTGCGGCTGCCAAGGCGAAGCGCAAAACTGACGGCCCGGGGGAGGGCGACACGGGCGTACGCGCCGCTGCCGGCCGTCCGCGATCGGGTCCGTGGACCAAGCTCGCGGACGCTCCCGCCGACGTGCAAAAGGAAATCAAGCGCACGGCCGACAAGCTCGTGTCAGCCACCGCCCCGAAAGAGCAACGCGAGAAATTCATCAGCAAGGCGCTTGAGGGCCACTATGCGGCACACCAGCGCTCGAAAGGAAAAAAATAGGCCATGTCTGTGGATAATCCGTTTCAGCCCGGCATTGCGCCGAACCTCATTCCAAACCCGCCCGGCGAAATCCCCGAGGCACAGGGGGCCGGCGACGCCATGGCGTTTTCGTCGCCCTTCAGCGAGCCGCAGGACGTGGACCAGATCATTAAGAACTTGACGCTGGACCGCCCGCTTAAGCTGTACATCCCGAACCGCGAAAAGTACCCGGAATATGAGTTCCGGATTATCAACAGCATTCCGCATGAAATCGCGGACGCCCACAACAAGGGTTTCAAGGAAGTCAGCACGCCGGAATTGGTCGAGCTATTCCGCGATCTTGTCGCCGGTACGGACAAAGACGGCAAGGCGTTCCGCCCCATCCTGGTCGCCCGGTCCAAAAAAGTTGGCGACCACGTACGCAAGCGGAACCGTCTTCAGCTTCAATCGCTGTATGCCGGCATGGACCCGAAGAACAAAGAGTTCCAAAGCTCGCGCGCTGAAAACGTGACGAGCGGGCCGGACGCCTCAAAAGGCAGCTTCAGCGGCCCGGCGTTCCGCATTCGCGTCTAGCTGTTGCTTCGGGGCCACAGTATCTAACATTCGCATCTGCTAAGGTGCGAATGTTATTCCCCAACAACGGAGCACGTCGAATGTTCAAGAAAGCTATTTTGGCAGCCGCGGTCGCCGCTGCCTTCCTGTCGCCGGCCCGCGCCGCCGATGTTCTTCCCGTCAAAGCTGCGCCGCCGGTCGCTTGGCTAAATGGGTACCCGTACGGAAGTTCCGGCCTGTACGTCGGGCTGTTCACAGAAGCCGGGGGTGGCCCCGTGAACGCCAGCATACCCGGCGTTAACTCCGCGAGCCTTACCACGACAACCGCGGGCATCGGCGGCCTCGTTGGCTACGCGTGGGGCAGCAAGGCAAGTCAGTTTGCCTATTCGGTTGAAGGCAAGGTGTCCGCGACGAACTTCAACGGCGCCAACCAGGGCTTTGCGGTTTCCGGTCCTGTCTCGGCAGAGACGACCGCCTTTGTCTGGATGCCGGTTTCGCTGATACAGACCACGTTCGGACTTTTGAACCTGCCAAATCCGTTTAGCACTATCGCGCCGTTCCCGCTGCTCCCGGCCACCGTCACCGCGAGCAACGTACAAGCCGGGTTCGGCGTTGGCGTACGTGCAGACGACGTGTCTATCAACTTCCTAGGTGCCGGGTCGAACAAGGTGTTTTTGTTCTCGCCCAAGATTGAGTTCGATTTAATGGAGCAACTAAGCAATGGGTTGGCAGTTCGGGAATACATTGACGTAGTATTCCAGGGGAACGGCTCCGTTGTCGGTGCTGCGCAGTCTAGGGCAGTCCTCGGAACAAAGACGCTTGCCGGCGTTGCCGTAGTATTCTGATAACAGACGTGCGAAGGGGGCCAGTTGGCCCCCTTTTTCATTACTTGATCTTTTCAATGGCTTCCAAAACGACACTGGTGATGGTGCGCCGCAGCTTCTTCGCTTTGGCGTGGACCCGTACCTTTTCCGCCCTGGTCAACCGCATATCGAGACGTTCGGAACGCACACACGCCGCGGACTTGGCCTTGGCGGCTTTCTTTGCCTTTTTGGCCGGCTTTGCCGCTTTCTTACGCTTCGGCTTGGGGGTGTCCGGCGTAGCGCCGGGCTGCAGTCCGTCTTCCATGTGTGCTCCGTTATTAAGGGTTGATGTCCCTAGGGTCTTACTGTACGAATGCTGACAAGTCAACACACGCACGGAAGCGAACACATGCGTTACGCTAGTCGTGTTCTGACATTGCCCGCCCGAGCTGCCACACCAGCGCCATGGCCCCGGCTGCGAGCGTATGGCGGGCGCCGGCACCGTGGTACATGGTTTCGAACGCGTCCGGGTTGCGTTCCACCGTCACGATAGCGACGCCTTGAAGTTTGCCCTCCCTGGCTTGCTCTAGTGCTTCCTCCAACAGCGCGACCACTTCCGCGACTGGTCCCGTGTCCGGTACAGAAAAACCTGGTAGCGCATGTACGTTGCTCATTGTGTCACCCCTGTACGGCCATAGACACGGCCATAGCGTCCCAACGGTCGGGGGAGCGGCCGATTTCCTTTTTGATCTTCTCTTTCGCGGTCATGAACAGCCGCGCTTTTTCGTCGCGCCGGCAGCCGCCCATGCCCCATTTGTAGGCGGCGGCTTCTTCCTGCGCTAACTTGTCGTTGGGCATTGACACGTCGCCGGTTAGCCACCGTTGCAGCTTATCATGCAGTTCCGCGCGTCTATTGCCGTACAGGGTATCGTTTAGCGCCCCGTGCGCGAAATTGACCGCTACCACCTTTTCGGGTCCGTGTCGGCGCATGCGCAATCTGGTCGCATCCACCAGGCCCTTGCCGATGCCGGTAACGTCAATCAAGATTGCGTCCATGTCGAAGCGGTCAAACGTCTGCACCAGCCAATCCGCCTGTACGTTATAGTCGCGGTTCGTAAGCTCGCCCCAAACTCGGGCGCCGATTGCGGAGCCCTGCCGATCGCAGACGAAAGGCTTATCCTGGCCGTCGCCTGCCGGGTCCACACAAAGCAGCTTCAGCGCCCCAGCGGACGGCGCTGGCCTGCGTACCATGGCCGCGGCGACCAGCGACGACGCGTAAAAATTAAGCGTGCTGTCGGCCATGAAGCATTCGGAATAGATAGCCGGGTACTCTTGCCTAGTGAGCCGGTGTATCGTTTCCGGCTGGCCGCCGTTCATGGTCGCAATCGTGTAATTTTTAATCCACAGCCAATGTAATTGCTCGCGGTCCAGCCCGTGCATCTTGCCGTAATCTTCGAAGTCCTTCGGCGCTTTCCACGCAAAGGGAACTTCCATGCGGTACTCTGGCATTAGAAGCCACGGCAGGAAGTGCAGCCGCCAAGGGCCTTTGTTGTTCTGCCGCTGCGCCTCCTCGCACATGGAATGGAACATGCCCGACTGCCCGTTGCCGGTGCTCTCCATAACAATTTCGGTCCCGGGCAAGTCCTGTACGGTTTGCAGCAAACCCGACGAAAGGTCTTCCGTGTTGTCGAAAAACGCCACTTCGGACAGATGCAATAGGTGGAACGCGTCCGATCGGCCGATGTCGCCGCCTTCGGCCGATGCCAGTTTGTACAACGATTTCAGCTTGTCAAATACCAGCTCGCGAGCGTTAGACGCGCCAAGGTTCGGGCGGATGGGCGCCGGCAGCCCCGCATAAAATTCTTTAACCTCTTTGTGCAGGTTCGTCGCGCTGTCGGAACGGTGCGCCACTATCTGCGCCCTGCGCCCGAACATGGTTGCGGTTTGGTGAAAATACCGGGCGCCCGTATACGTGCTCACGCCCATTTGCCGGGCTTTGGGTATCAGCGCCCGCACCATGCCGAACGTCTTGCGCTCCGCTTCAATGCGGCCGTGCAAAACCGTCTGCGCGTTATTGAGAACAAACGGGATGCGCTCGCCGCCTTCGCGCGGTCGGATCATCAAAAATTTGCGGTAGTAGTCGAAATCGCGCAGTTTCGCCCGTACGTAGTCTTTACGCTGTACGGCCCACGGAAACACTAGTTTACCGGCGACGCGGCACTGTGTTGGATAGCGGCGGCGATCTCGGGCGTGACGGCCACAACGTCTTTGTTTTTCGGCAGCGCGTTTGCGCTCGCGGCGTCCGTGACGACGGTCGTGTTTTTCATATTGCCCACCGTGTCTTTGAGCGACTGCGCCCGAGTCACGATGACGGGCCATAGCACGGCGCCGACGGCCGCCACGCTGCCTAGGATGGTCGTCCAGCTATCGACCCCCAGCCCGAGCCATCCATGCCCGGCGGCGTAGCCCGCAGCCCCGGCGATGACCGCTGCCATGGTCGTCTGTAGCTGCGTCTTGTTCGGTAACATTCGTGGCGCTCCTAGGTGACGTGTGCGCGAATGTCGTACCAGCTATTGCGAATGTCGTCAAATTATGTCATACGTGGGGCGCCGGACTTCCTCGACCGGCTGGAGACGCGAGCGTTGACGGAACCGGATGATGCCCTTATCCCCGGCAGACTTCCGGTTCCGTCTAGCTCTCAACGGCTTGACGGAACGCGTCCGGCTTCAAAGGCAGCAAATGGCAATTTCCCGAGACGACCTGAAGGCAATGCGGCTGAAGGCGATGGCCGTCGTAGGCACGCAAATGGACGCCAGCGCGGCCATGTTTGACCGCCTGATAGCCGCCGGCCAGAAGGTGACGGACGCCCGCACGGCCGCCGAAACCGCACACATGGGCGCCATAGACGCGCAGGTAGCCGATTTGAACGAAATGGCCCAAGAGTTCACCGACATGGGAAACGCAGCCGCGCCGGCTTCGACCGTTACCGCCAAGCCCGCGCCTACTGGAGCGCTACTAGGGCCGGCACAGTCCCAAGCGCTCGCGGCCTTGATGGCCGCACAGCCTAACCCCGTGAAGCCGCAGGGGCCGGGGCAGAACGGCAGCACACTATCCGCCGAAGCGATGGCGAAGGGTGATGCGTTTTTCGGCACCCACGGCGAATTTAAGCCTTAGTTTTCCGGCTAGCCTCTATCAGCGCTGCAACCCAACTCAGTTGCGTTTGCTGTTGAACGTGCGGAGGCGAGGCCGGCTTGACTGGCGCAACCAACGGAGCGGCAACCTGTTGAACATGCGGAGCGGGTGGCGAGGGCTTGATCGACACTTTGGGGGTCAAGCTCGCAACAACGTCTGCGTGCTTGTTCGCTTCGCTGTCTTGGTAGGGGTCGTAATTCGTGCCAGGATACCAGGCATCGCTAAACAAGGCGCCCTGGCGCCATACCGGAACGCGCTGGACGTGGCCGCTATCGACGAAGCTGCCTTCTTTTGCGTGACCCCAATCCTGCCCGCTGACGAGCCCGTGCTTGCGCGCCAACGTTCGCAAAAAGACATAGGGCTTATTATCTTCGGCGTATTTACCGTTAACAAAAACCCCGAAGTCACAAGCTACGCCGTAGCCGTGGCAGCCGACGACGCGTAGTTGTGTAAAGTGCTTCATGAATAGGGCGCTTTGCCGCGTCTGCGAACGGTAGGTTTCGAGCACGCGAAGGTCGATACCTTCCGCCTTGGCGTCCGCGATCAAGGCGAGCACCGCGGCGCGCGTGCCGGGCTCCAGCATCATCAAGTCTTTGCAGACAACATCCGAGCCGAAGTACCGGGAGTTGCGAATTACCATGTCGTAAAAATTTGCCATGTCAGCCCCCGAACGGCGGCGCCTTCCAAGCGTCGATTGTTTCGGCAGTCAAGCCGTGTATTTCCGCTTCGACTGTCGCCAGGTGGAAATGGACCGCGCGCACGCGTTTCTGAAGGTCTTCGTTCCCCGCAATGGCCGCTTCCTGCGCCTGCGTGCGGCTGCCCTCCTTAACGGCGTACGCGTCTTGCACGCTCATGCCGATAAGCCGGCGCAACAGCGGGGGCGATATCATGTTGATTTCCGCATCCGCCTCCGCGCCTGCGGCGGCCGCCAACGCGGCCTTGCGCTCGTCCAGCGACGGGGGCGGGGGCGTGTCGTCCTCAATGTGATAATCGGCCACGTAGTCGTCGGCACGCGGCGGGTCGATCGAACCCGGGACGGTACGCACGGCAGCCTCGACCATCGGGGGCGCAGTTGGCGCGGGCTCGCCGATCGTCTTTTGGTGGTCTTTCTTGGCCTTGATGTAGGCCGCAACGTCTGCGCCGAAGTCGGCGGCCGACTTGATTTGCGACAGTTTGATTTCGAACGTCATAGCGTTATTCCTAGCTTATGCGAATGATGTAGTTGAGTTCTATGGTTGGCTGCACTTTCGTGGTCAGCGATGGCGTGCTGCCGCCGGTATTAGTGGAGGAGGTTGTGATCGCACCAACAACAATCGCCCCCGACACGTTGATGGGCTTCTGATTATCGGTAAATCCACTGACGCCTGTTCCGCCCGAGTTTGCAGATGTTCCGCTCGGGCTTGGAATTATTAGCCCCTCGGTTGCAGTGATGCCAACTGTGTTGTTGTTCGCGCCGATAATCGTCGGTATCTGCGCACCAATCAGAGCGGCGCTTTCAAGGCCGCCGACGCCAGCGAGCGCCTGCGACGACATGGTGAAGGTCGTCAATCGGTTAGCACCCGCGTCCACGCCGGCCACGACACGGCCGCGCAAGTCGGGCAGGTTGGCTGTGGTGGTGCCGTCGCCAGCGCCGTACGTGATGCCGATGGCTGTAAACAGGTTTAGCGTCGCGCCCGTGCGGGAGAACGCGGAGCCGTTGGCAAACGCCCAGTTTGCGCTCGGCAGCGTCGCCCCTGCGAACGGCAAGATAGAACCAATCGGGGGCGGCAGGCCGCCGTTCGCGATGACAAACGCCGTCGTGGCAATGCTGGTATCATTGTCGCCAAGCGCGGCCGTAGGGGCCTGCGGCGTGCCCGTGAATACGGGGGATGCAAGAGGCGCGCGGCTTGTGTCGGTAGGGTGTACGTGGTCCTGGCGCGAATACGCAAGCGACGCGCCCACGGACGCGATAGCGTCCTGCAGTGGCGCAGCGGTGCCCGCAGGCGGAATAAGACTAACGATCGGCCCTGCGATCAGGTTTGACCACAGCGTAGGCGTCGCCGTCTGAAATGACGCCGTTCCGGCATTGAATATGAAAATGGCGCCTTCGGCAGACGATGACGGCATTGCCGGTTTAAACCACACCGTAGTTGCCGGGTTGACGGTGGGGGCAGTCTGCCCGACGAACAGCGTGATAAGCCCCGCACGCGCGAGCGCTTCAATGACGTAATCGAGGCCCGGCATTTGCTCCGTACGCACGCCGCCGCTGGTCGATCGCAACAGCGCGATAAAATCGGTCGTCGGGTTATAGCTCATATCGCGTGCCCATCTTCAGCGGTATACAGCGGGTTCAACGTGACGGCGACCGCGGTTCCGGTAGCAGGCCACGCGCCGGCCGCCTTCGGTCCAAAGATCAGCGGTTGCAGGCCGTAGTTCGGGAAGCCCGCCCAAAGCAGCGCATAGTCGCCGTTTACGCCAATGTCATCGGTGGGCGCCGACGCAACGAACCATTTGAGCTGCGCTTGTTGCGTGTTCGGGATAACAAATAGCGAGTGGCCCCAAGGGTCCGTCTCGTCGGTTGCGCGCTTCGTGTAGAGATTGAACGTCTGTACGTCGATATATAGATCGCCAACAACGCCCGCCTGCGGAGCTGGCGGACCGAAGCCGCGGAGGATTGATCCAAACTGCTTTGCTTGGAAGAAAACCCCGCCCTGAATTGTTCCGTTGTCAAATCCGCTCATATCGCGTGCCCATCTTCAGCGGTCAAAAGCGGGTTGAGCGTCACGGCCACGTTGACCGGGAAGCCTCGCAGCCCTTGCTGCAGGACGGGGCTACCCGCGATCGGGAGTGGTGACGGGATGGCAAGAATGAACTCGTCGGATAGGCCGACGACAACTAGCTGCGTTGAGGAGCTGAAGGCCGCGGGGGTGCCTTCGTCCACAAGGCCGACTGGCAGAGCGAAGCCCGCAAAGGCGGGGTCCATGACCGTGCCGGGGCCGTTGCCGTTTTCAGGCCAGCTATTCGGCCCCTTCGGCCCGAAGATCGACGGCTGCATGCCGTAATTTCCGAACCCCGCCCAAAGCAGCGCGTAATCGCCGGGCACTCCGATATCGTCGCCAATCTGCGACGCGGTGAACCACTTTAGCGAGCTTTGGTAAATCGTCGGCACGACGAACAGAAAGTGGCCCCAAGGGTCCGTGTCGTCGTTCAAGCGCTTTTCGTACAGATTGAACGTCTGTACGTCCAAGTACAAATCTCCGACAACGCCCGCCTGCGGTACAGGCGGCCCAAAGCCGCGCAGGATTGACCCAAACTGCTTTGCTTGGAAGAAAACTCCGCTCTGCAATGTGCCGTTGTCAAAGCCGGTCATGTAACCGCGCCGCTTTCGCCCGTGCGCGTAACCTGCAACGCAAGTTGAAGCCCGGTCCCGTCGCCGTTGTTGATGTTGAGTATTTTAAGCCGCACCCACCCCGCACGGTGCGCGCGGCGCGACGTGGCGACGACCACATTTTGCCACTGGTCGATAGGCATGACCAACGGAGCGGCGCCGCCTAGCAGCTTGCATTCCATAACTACCGTCGCTTCGTACGCTACCGGCGACGATATGACTTGGCTTTGCGCCGGGCTGGCGAACACTATGGACGCCCGAGCGATGTTTACCGCGATGTTGTCGCCCTTGTTGATCGGCAGCCAATCGGTCGCGGCGCCGATAAAGTCGGCGTACACGTAATCTTGCTGGCGATTGGGCGCGAGTAGCGAGCCGCCCGGGCGGTAAAACATTGCCCTAGCCCTTTACTTACGGCCGCGGCTGAAACCGCTGGGGGAGCCGCTGAAGCTGGTCCCGCTGCCCGCGCCGTCGCCGTGGCTGGACTTCGCCAGCCGGCGGTTGCCGTTACCGATGTCTGCGACGGCGCCCGGGTAGCGCTTCAGCGGGCCGGCGGGCACGGCAGGGCGGCCCCCGAACTTCGTTGACGGCGGTCCCATGTCGTTCGGCGTAACGTCGTTGCTGCCCTTGGGGTTGAACCCGGTCTTATGCCCGCAAAATTTGGTCTCTTTCACTTGCGCTTTCCTTTCGTCTTCGGTGCCTTGTTCGGTAGCGTCGCCGCTAGCATTAGGGCCTGCCCAGGCCTAAGCATGCCGACGCGCTCCATTCGCTTCGCGAGGAAGTACGTCGACGGGTCGATTTCCACGGTTTTGCCGGGAACACCAACCTTTGCCTTGCTGGGCAGGCCGTTTGCCATTCGTGGTTAGCCTGTCTGCCCGAAGGCGGCGCCCGAGGTATCGAGCGGTTTGCCTGCGGCCGGGTCGAAGGGCAGCGGTTCCGGGTTTTTGGTGCGTTCCGCCGCTTCCGCTGCGTATGCTTCCTTATCCAGTTCCGCTTGCGTCTTCTCAACTTCTTCGCGAACAGCGTCGTCGGAAAGCAAATCCATGTCGGGATGGTCAAGCGCGTCAGAAAGGCGTCCGATGCCGGCCAGCATAATGTCGGCAAGGTGCTTGTTCTTCAGCTTGCCCGCATCCTTGGCGAGGGTTTCCAGTTCGCTTTTCATCTTGGAAATGCGATCTTTGAAATGGGCCCGCTTGGCTTGTCGCTCTGTCTGGTTTTCCATGGTTCCGTCTCCGGTCGAATGTCGTGATGCTGTTCCCTCTTTAGCATGCATTCGCGGCGGTTCCTAGCGCGGTTTCTGGTGCGTGCGGTCGCCGTCCGGCCGTGCCCACATTATCATATCCTGCAGTTCGCCCATTCGCTTGTCCACAACCTCAAAGCCCCGGCGCATGTCTTGCTTGATGTCGTCCAGGCCGCCCTTGGCTACGTACTCTTCGGCCATTTTAGCGCGGAGTTCCATCGCCGCAAGTTGCAGGGCGTGGATGTTGGAACGAATAGCTTCTGACCCCACGGTGTAGTTATCCTCGTACTCGTCAACTTTGGCGTTAAGCGTGCGCTCAACCTTCGCTATGGCTTCGGTCGTGTCTTTGTCCAGCGCGTGAAATTTCGCAGCAAGCGCGTTGCCGCCGCCGAAAATCTTTTCGCCTGCCATAATTAAAAGCGTGATGCCGCTAAGGAAAATCGGCACGTACAGCAACACGTCGCTACTCATTATTGCACGATATTGTGGGAAGCGTCTTTTTGCCAAACGTCTATCGAGTAAACCCGCAGCTTGCCAGTAGCCGAAGGGTTGAACAGCAACTCCGGATGCTGGCAGTCGAGCACGCCATAGAGCGTTGGCGAGCCCGCCGCGGGCGGCGCAGGCGGGGATGCACAATTATACTGGCTCCAAGTCACGCGGTCGGAAGTCGGCAGGCCGTCGAAGTACCATTGAAAATAGCCACTAACCGTTGCCGTCGCTGGCACCCAAAGAAACCCGTAGCGGTGCGGCTTGGTGAAATCGGTCCCTACAGGCAGCGTGATGGTGCGGTTTTGGGTGTTCTGTGTATTGAATGGGTAGGAGGCTCCGTTAAAAATTCCGCTCCAATCGATTGCAGTGCCGTTATACTGGAATAGACGATTACCATTCGCGACAACGTTGTACTCAAAGAAGTCCGTCTCAGTAAAGTGGACAAATCCGGTTGCCTGCCCCGGCCACTGCTCCGCAAATATGCCGCCCTCCGCAGCGTGCTCCATCGGGTCGGCCCACCATGCGGGAAAGCTTGTTTGATTGTTGGCGATAACGTCTTGCGGATCATGAGATAGCGTTGCTTCTGTATAGAAGCCACCGCCGAATGCCTGCCCATGCCATGCCGTTACGGGCGTTGTCTTCGCCGCGAGGCTGTACATGCCGCCGCCGTTGCCGCTTGTGACCAGAGACCCGTCCACCGTCAGCGATCCATCCATATTGAACGTCAGGATGGATGCCTGCGTATCAGGGAAGCCGAATGACCCCGTCAGGTAGAACTGAAAACCGGAAGCCTTGGTAAGCAGCGTATCGACGTTTAAGGTGCTGAAAGACGGTACATGGAACGTGTTGACGTTATAGCCAACCGTGATCCACGGCTGTGCCGCCGGAACGCAAACATTTCCAACCGAAACCGGCGTGGTTAGCTCGGCGTCCCAAACAAAGATGCTTTGTCCGCTGCCGATATAGAGGGGAGACCCGAAAGCGTCATAGGCTGGCGTCGCGGAATTTGATGTCGATACGATCGGGTCGAAGTTAACGCCCCCTCCGGAGAAATTCATTGTGATCGTGGCTAGGTAAATTCCCGTACCGCACGCGGGAGGTAGCGGAACGATTGAAGCGCAAGGAGTTATGGTTGCTGATGTTCCGGTGGGACTTCCAAGGGTGTTGCTGACGCCAACGGTCCCCGCTTGCAGATCGAATATATTGCCGAACGTATTTCCGTTGCCGCTATCCAATAGCGATATATGAGCAAATCTAAGCGTGTTCTGCTTTAGGAAAACAGACCACGTATATTTACCCGCCGGGGGGTTAAGGCCGCCCTGACTTACGAAGTGCGCTTCATTGGTGGCGTTGTCGATAAGCGTGTTTAGATTGTTGGTGCCGTCTGGCGCAGTACCTTGACCTTGGGCGGTCGTGGCGTTGAATGGAGCGCCCCAATCCGCGCCAGCCAAATTATCCGGCGATTGAATAAAGTCGGGCCCATCAACAAGCCCCGCGACGGTGCAGTTTTGAGCACCATAGCCGGGCCAGTTATTTGCTAGACCGAAATTATAAACCGCCCGAGCCATCACCTGATAGCCCGCGTCGTTAGGGTGTATCTGCCCGGCGAACATCCATGTTGGCGGCGGCGCGTCGTTGGCGCCCCCGGATGCCAAGACGATGGCGGCGCGAACGTCTAGGTAATGACCCGGAAACGCCGCGGCCATTGCCGCATTGAAGGCTAGGACGCTATTGTAGTTCGTCAGGTTGGTCCCGGTTGCCGCCGAATTTTCCTGCGCCCCGTTAATGATACTTAGGACCACATAGCGCGTATTGCCGAGCGCTAGATGGTTGATGCAGTTCTGAATATCGGTAACCGTAAAGGAAGGGATGCCGCCGATATTGTTGCGGCCCATTTCAATGATCGTATTATCGTTGATGTGTGCCGTGTCGGCCTGGCATCGGGTTGTAATCTGGCCCGACGTTTGCCCACCGACGCCTTGGTCGTTGAAAGTCTGTTGCGTGAGCGCATTAAGATTTCCGATATAACCGTAGTTGATAGTTGGAGAAGACGAGCCCGTTCCTGCGGTAAGGCTGTCACCCCATGCAGTAGTCTCTACTGGATTGGTAGCTGTCTCGAGCTGCGCCTGGGTCAGCGATATATTGTAAAGATTGATCGACGTGATGCTGCCATTGATCGGGAAATTTTGCGCTGCATCGGTGCCGAAGGTCGTACCCAGCGGAATGTTGGCGGCATCGGAGCCCGTGGTGCCGCCGCGAAGCGTGCCGCCGTTGCTGGTAAGAAAGCGCGCCGTGCCGCCAACCGATAGCCCCAAATTAACGATGAACGATGGGGTCGTGAAAGCCGTGCTTAACTGGTTGACGCCAGAACCGTTCGACGTGGTAAAATTCGGATTGATAAAACCCAATCCGGGAAAGTTGGCTGTCGCTGCGCCGATGATCGCGTTATTATTGGAACTAGCCGCTGATCGGGCAACAACGCTATAGGACGAGCCGCCAAGCAATGTTGCGGCCGCTCCGGTAAATGAAGGTACGTCCGCAGCGCGCGTTACCGCAGCGCTTGTCGTGCGTATGACGGATGTAGTCCCTCCGCTCGCCTCTAGTTGAGGCAAACCGATGCGGATCGTGACATCGGTCGCCGCTGCTGCGGTAATCCCCATGCGCAGGGCTGGCGAGACAAACGCAATCGTGCTCTGATTGGTTGAAAATGTATCGCTGAAACGCAGGAAGAAATTAGTTGTAATGCAAGACGGACAGACGTTGTTGCCGTTTCCGACGAACGCAAGGAACGTATTTGAGGCATTGCGCTGATCGATATCCTGCACAAGAAAGGAAAGATTATTTACGCTGCCGCCAACGAGCTTCAGGAACGAACTGTGTATCCATCTGGTCCCATTACCGGACGCGATGTTGTTGGTGGCTTCATAATATATCTGAAGCTCGCCCGCTGCCGACGCGGTGCCGAATATCCTCAGATCGACATAATCGATGTTATTCTCAGTGCCCTGCCCGACAACCTGTTGTGACAGCCCGGTGATACCGTTGAACGCAATCGACCAGTTGGTCGGCAGCGTCCCCGGCGTGCCCGTGACAACGCCCTGCATTGAATTGTTGCGGATGGAATTGGTGGCCGCGCCTTCAACTATAAGGCCAAGCGACGAGTGCGCCCAATAGTCATAGCCGAAACGTGGGGTGCTGGTCGTCGCGGTCTGTAGGTTGCCGTTTCCGTCAAAATAAGTAGCGGAGCTAGAACGCGCAAATGACGTGTTCGCCGGCATGGCGGTGGCGGTAGCAAGATTGAATGAAAATGCTGGCACGGGTCCAGGAGGGGCGGAACTACCGTGAAGCCTAAGCCCGGCC